AATTACGAGAGAACGTCGCACCCTGATCCGCAACAATGTTGTACTGACCGGCGACACAACCCATTCACTTGCCCTTCTTCATATGCCACTCAATATGATCATCCATACGAGTGTCCAACTTCTCAATTTTGCCTTCAATCGACCTCAACACGTTCAGATTCTCACCGTGCTGCTCGGTGTTGCGACGATCAAACCGACGGAACACGACCATCAAAGGACCACCGATGAGAGCGACCGCAACCGGGCCGATCACAAACTCCCAGATCATTTCGGATCAAGATACACAGGCTGCTTCCTCGAACCGAGAAGCACACCGAACGCCGGAACCTTCGACTCCAACAGTCGAACCACCAGGTAATACACAGCTGTGACAGCGCCGGTCACAACCTCATCCAACGCATCTGGATTCACATATCCACCCAGAAACGAGCCGGCAACCAAACCGACAATCATCGGCACCAATGTGCGACGCAACGAAACCAGCAGATCATCCTTGTTCAACATGCTCATCCTCTTCTCGTATTTGCTGGCCCCAAAGTCGAGTGTCCTCGAATGTTGCGAAGCCGGTGTATGCGGTTATTACTATCGATAATAGCGAAACCCCACCGACGATCAGTTGTGTTGATACACCAGTATCAGAACGCCATGTTGCAGCAGCAAAAATGATCATTCCTGCAGCAAGACAGCAGGTGGCGTAGATCAGTCGGCGTCGATGTTTCCAGGGTGGCATCAGCGTTCCCTGTACATGCAACCGGTCGGACAGCCAGACCGATGCCTGCCAGTCACATGCTCAATACCGATCTCCGAATCCAACCAATGCAACTCGTTTAGATCCTCCTCGGTGAGCAGCACCGAATCCTGGTTCGAGTCCAAATCAGGATGATCGAGGAACATGTAATCGGCGATCTTGTCCAGCCGATAGCGCCAAGCTCTCCGGTATGCCTCCCGAATCAGCTCAGGCTCATCCACGATGATCACCCAAACATGGCTTTCCATGTCACCGGCCCGACAACACCATCAACGAACATGCCACGCTGCTTCTGCCACGCTTTCACTCGACGCTCCGTCGCCAGACCGTAATCGCCGTCCTGGGTTGCGCCGACGACACGCTGAACGTGTTTGACGGCTTCACCTCGAGAGCCGAGACGCAACGGCTGACCCGGATACACCGGACCAGCAGGAGCCGGGGCCGGAGCTGCACCAGGGAGCGGATACCCGGCTTGAGGTTCCGGACGGCCGGCACGCACCCAACCACGAAACCCATCAATCTCGATCGGCTGCAAATGCCACGGCTCCGACGGCCTCGTCACATTACAATGCAACCCCCACCGTTTCGCCTCGGGAGAACCCTTCTTCGGCACCTCATCCCATTTCGGCGCACGATGCTTCCCACCAGGATTCACATGCACCAAATCCACCGCAGCAAACCAGGAACCAGACTTGAACTGCTGACTCTCATGAAAACTCTTACCCGGAGGGGCGAAACCAGGTTTCACCGGCTGAACAGCCCGCCACGAACCACCAATACCAATCCGCCCCTCATGGCTGATCAACCACGCTCTGAGCCGTCGAGCGTACTCAGGATGCATCTTCGCCTGATGATGCCGCCTAAACAACTCATCAATATCGACCATCGTCGAGCCATAACCGGACGGAAACAACATCATGAAGCCTCGTAAGAAAATTGGATCCAAATGATGTCACCGGAAGCAATCGTGACCCCAGTTTTTGCTGTACCACCAATCGTGAAATCCTGACCGAATCTTTTATCATTACTTCTGTAAATATTGTTACCTGATTCTGCTGGAGAAAACGCTAGTGAACTCGCTGAATCATATAGGGCGGTATAAAACCAGTAATGCTCCGCTGCTCCTCCCACAAATTTCATCACCATTGAACCAACAATGAAATTGTCGGCGCTCGCATTCACAGGCAAACCAACCAGCATCTTATTGTTCGCAGTCCCGGCAGAAGAAGCTGTCATCTTGACCGAACCATGGACCCACTTCCCCAACTGTGTATACCTCGCCCAATCAACAGTTTTCGTGATCGTCGCCGACTGAGTCCAAGTTGGAGTGTAAGCCTGCCAAGCACCAGCACTATTCAACTCTGCAGCAGTCAACACCTGCCCAGAAGTAAACGTCCCAAAAGTTGCCATCAGCTTCTCCTAACCCAACAAATCGGTATTCAAAATACCAGCAGTTGAACTATCCAGAACAAAACGATCAAAATATGTTGACGGCTCAAACGTAAATTTTACAACATGGGAACCAGGACGAATTTGATGGTTGATACCAGTCACAACCAAATTCTGTGTCACTGAAGACGGAGAACCAACCGCAAACGATCGTTTCACAGTCACAGGATCAGCCAAATCCAAACCCAAAATATCCTCAACATCAGCTGAACTCAAACCGGCCAACTCGACCTGCAACCCAGTAAACCTCACAGCAGGCTCACCGTAATAATCCAAATAATAAGTAGCGATACCGATCAGATCAACAACAAACGCATTTTCTAAATCAGGCAACGACAAAACACTCAAACCAAAAGAATTGATTGATGTTGTGTTCTGCAATGTTGTGGAACCGGCAGAAGACGCAACATACACCTGATTGAAAAGAAGCTCATCACCATATTGATTCTGCAACGCTGAATATTCGATCCCAGTACCGTCATCAGCAAAAGCGACCTCCGCTGTCAGGCTTCCACCGTAACGACCAGCGAACGTCACATCACCGTCGGCAGCAATAAAAAAGTTTCCGGCGTCAGACTGCGCAATATTAAACAGATAGTCAATGCATTGGACATCAGGTTCCACGACATCAGCAGCCAAATTTGCGTTCCCAGGATCCAAATCTGTTGCACCCGGATAATTGAAATGATCCAACACATCCTGAAAACGATCCCCGCAAGAACCCCCAAGGAAAGAAGTTGGTGACGTGAAAACATAGTTTGCGAGAACAGTCATCGCATCAGAGCAATATGCTGTCGCCGTATCCTGACCGGTGATGTCATATGACAAATCCCAGTCGGTGACAACACCAGTAAAAATTGGTGTTGAATCCGCTTTGATCTGAAACTCAACTCGAGGAACAATAAGACTGTTGTACGGAGACGATGTGTTCAACGGGTCAAGTTTGCGGTCAGCGTTATAGAAGTTGATTGTCGCCGACCCGGACTCATACCGGTTCAATTGTCGTGACCGGCCTCGAGAGATTGTCATCGACTGGATAGGCGCATTGAACGACGTGTAATTGGAGCCAGTCCAATAATAAAGTTCAACGTCAGGAGTGCTCATGTGTTCACAAACACCTGACCTGAACGACGCTCAGCTCGTTTGATCGCCTCAATAATCTGTTTCCCAACCTGATCCGGTGACGACACCAGCCCGGCCTGAACTTGGATGTTGATGATCGTCTGACCGCCACCAGCCATCCGTTGAGGGATGTTCGGTGTTACTGATGCACCTCGAGGAAGGTTCAACAGTTCCGGGCCGAACTCGCCGACAATCACACCACCAGATGACAGCAACGTTCCACCCGCAGCCAAACCAGGGATACGTCTCGTCTGAACAGTCTTCCCCGGAACAGGTTTCGGCGGGGTCTTAGCAGGCGCTTTCGCAGGAGCCTTCGCAGGAGCCTTCGGTGGAGGAGCAGCAGCTCGAGGTGGCGGTGGTGGGGCCTGACCCAAAATCCGTTCCACACGATCCGGCGTCACAGAACCAGCAAGATTATTCATCCCAGCCTGAATCGCCCCAATCAACGACAACGCCCGCTCCAACTGGCCAGTCTCAATCAACAACCGGATACGCGTATTCTGCGCAACCGTCGCCAAACCAGCGATCGCCAACGCCGAATTCGCCAACTGGGTTTGAATCGCAATCAACTCCAGCTGATACTCACGACTCTTCCGTTTCGCCTCCTCCGTCGTCCCAGCCCACTTCGTACGGAAATCCTCAATATCCTGCGTCAAACGAATCGACTCAGCCCTGATGTTCAAACCAGTCCGGAACGCATCCCACTCAAGTCGAGCAGCCTCAACGGCAGCAGCCTGCTGCTCCATTGAAATCTTCAACTTGGCCGAAGCACTCTGAGCATCAATCTGCGCCCGATAACCCTGCTTCCATGCCTCATTCAAAAAGTTCTGCTCATCCTTAATCGCCTTCACATTGTTGATGAAATCGTCATCATCAAATTGTTCAGCGATCCGAGTCAAAGCGCCACCAGAAATATCCCCACCAGAAATCAAATCAACAAACTTCAACACCTCAGTCAAAGCCGGCACAACCGACTCACCCAACTGATTCGCAAACCCCTCAAACCTGTCCGTCAACTCATCAATCGCAGCACGGAACTCTCGGGCCTTGCGAACCTCCTCATCATCAATCACTTTTGAATCAGCGACCGACGCCAAACTGGCCGACAACTCATCAGCACCCATGCCGACGATCTCAGACAACTCCATCCAACCACGACCCAACAACTGGGTCGCAGCAGCAGCACGTTTCGCCGGATCATCAATCTCGTTCAACCGGCGAACAACATTCAAAAACGTTCCATTCACATCGGCTGCACCAGACGACGTGCGCTCAATCTCCACACCCAACTTCTCAAACAGTTGAGGAGAGTTCCCCAACGTTTTGTTCATGAAACCGAGAGCCTTCTCAATAGTGCCAGCCTCGACACCAACATCACCGGCAACCTCAATAAACCTTGACGCCTGCTCCGAGGTCAACCCGGTCGCATCACCAAACTTGCCGGCAGCCAACGCCAAATCCTGGAAATCCTTCACAGATTTGACAGCGAAAGCACCGATAGCGGCAGCTGCGCTCGTCGCAAACGCCAACGCGTTCGCTTTCACATAACCGAAAGCAGAACTTGAGATCGTCTGAAATTTCCCCATTGCGCCTTGGGCTTCGCCGACCTCACGACGAAACTTCCCGAACGCTGTCTCAGCCTCCTTGAGGCCGGCTCGAGCCTTCGCTGCATCAGCAATAATGTTGACGGAAAGAGAAGCGGTTTTAGCGGCCATCAGACGTTCCTATTCCAAATCTTGTACACCTCTTCAAGGTACATGTCGAGGGCACGATCCACATTCTTATCCACAGCCCGATACAAGAACTGGTTCGGACGAATATTCCGGGAACGCCACCCGAAATGAATCGGACCCGCATACGGCACCCGAGTTGAACCGGCACGAACCTTCGCACCTCGAGCCGACCTCGCCGGCCTGATCGTCCCACGCAAAGCCCCCGACAACACAGGAACCTCTTCACGAGCCTGCTGAGCGACGAGTTCACCGACCTTGTACCCGATCTCTTTCAAGTTATCTTTGGCGGCCTCATCCAGTTTTTCCAACGCTCGCAGAAGCTTATTCAAACCTTCAATTTCAACGTTGGGAGAGCCAGCCATGAATCATCCTTTTGCTGACTTATTGTAGTCAATCGTCTTCTGACGCAGATAGTCCACGATCGCCTCAAACACCTCGGATGGCGCATCCAGCAAATCATTCGGCCCGATACCAGTCTCCACCGAGACCTGCGCGACTAATCCGATGTAAGAGTCGCTGATGCGCCGTCGTCTAAAGGGGCCGGCTCCTCATCCTCAAACTGCCAGCCGACATTCTCCAAATCCTCAAGCCACCCGTCAAACGGTTTCACAACACGACCGGACAGGCGCACACATTCCCACGCCAACCAATACACATGCTCCATCGACAGATCGTCACGAAAGATTTTGCTGAACGGCATCTTGAAATGACGTTCAAAGTTGACGGCGGCTCGAGGAGTCACCTTCACATCAATCATTTCGCCGGCATGCTCAACACGCAAACCGACACCAGAAACACCACTCATTTGCTGCCCTCCTCAGTCAGATCAGACAGTGGTCTTCGTAATACCACCCGAAACAGGCCACGACACATCAGCCGTCAACAGATCACCGACAGAACCGGCGACAGGCGCCCACTCGGACACGAGAACCGTGAACGTGTACAACGGATTATCGGTTGCGGTCGTGATGTTCACCGGCTTCACCGTGATTTCAGTCGTCGTACCCAACAGCGGATAGATCGTCTGCTCAACCTCGCTGGACGCATAATCCTGGTGGAATGATGCGGAGAACGAATGGTCACCGAGGCCTGCAACCCGCGTCACAGCCGTATTCCCGAAAGCGGTCGTTTCCACTTCGGCGAACGACATGTTGAGCGACACCTGGGCGATCCGATCGGTCAGATCAACCGAGTTGATCGTGATCTTCGGATTGTTGAAAACAAGCTTGGCCATATTCAGTCCTCTGCACTCTCAGATTTGACGTCTGGTTTGATCTTAGCCTCGACCGGCACAATATGACCCGCATCGAGCAACGCATCAATATTACACCCAGCCAACTCAGCAGAATCCACAATCCGGCCTGCGCCAGTCAGCCGACCGCTCACAATCTTGTATTTCACGGATACACCTCAACATTGAACTCAACAGACAGATAAATGACTTCCTGAACATTGATTGAGGTGACATTCCCACCGGAAGTCACCTGACAGGTTTGGACCGTGTCACATAATGTCGGGTCCTTCTCAATCGCAGCTCTGATCGACTGCCCACCATCCCACGACAGGAAGTTGTCCAGGCGCTGCTGGGCGATTCGATCTGACGCCCTGGCGACCACGACACTGACCGTGAACAGGTACAGCGGGTTTCCGGCGCCGAACGCCCCATGATAAACAACATTGTCGATACCGACGGTCGCCATCGGTGGGTTCAACGAATCCGGGATGAACTCGATCACCCGCAAACCATCAATCTCGGCGAGCGCCGTGCGCAAAGCTTTCGATACTTCGGAAACGGTTGCGACAGCCATCAGAGAATCCCGACCGGGTCCTTCCGATAGTTCTGCACCAGCGCGGCAGCTGTCGGATGCAACGCCGACCTCAACCGAAGAATCCCAGTATCAGCAAACGGGGTCGCACCGAACGGCGCATCAGCAGACTTGAAGATCGTGATCGCCTGCAAGATCGCAGCCTGCTTCACCGCAGACGGCACCGCAGCCCAACCCCACTTCGCAGTCACCTTCACCGTCACCCGACCGTAATCCTGCGGGAACCAGAGACTGTTGATCGCTCGAACCGTATGGTACGGCCACGCCTCACCGTACGTCTCCTGATTCAACGGCTCCAACTGATAATCGGAAGTCGTCCACGTTTGCGACCAAGTGCCATCCAAACCCGGATCAGTCTGAATCACCAAACTTGTTGTCGTATAGAAATCCTCGGTGAACACCAAATCCCATGATTCCGGTGTATACACACGAGCAGACGCCGAATCGTCAGTCGTGAATTGACGCTGACAATACTGCTGAATCATTTGTGTCGCAGCAGAACACGCCAACTCGATCCGCACATCATCAACACTGTCAGGGATCGGTATCCCCAACGCCTCTTTCACATCATCAGAATCGCAGAGATTCGCCACAGCACAACCTTTCGACCAGACATAACACTACCCGACAGTGATAATCCCCAGCCCGTAACAACCCTCAACCCACTCCACCGACCGATACGGGCCAGCAGACACGAACTCTCTAACAGCCTCAGCCACCGGAAAATCAGGGTCAGATGACGGTGAAGCCTCCGGTCGTTTCAACTCCGTATCATGCAACACGATCACACCGCCCGGCTTCACCTTCCCCACATACAACTCGAGCTCACGTTTCGTCTGCTCATATGTATGCGAAGTATCAATGAAAACAATATCCACATTGTCCGGCAACTGATCGGCGACCTCCAAATCATCACCGACCGTCAAATACCAGAACGGCAGATCACGCCAGCCGGTCGGCACACGAGGATCAGCAATATCAACCGACCACACCTCACCACCCTGCTCCTCAGCAGCCGCCAAAAACGATGCCGTCGAATCACCACCACGCACACCCAACTCGATCACCTTCACATGCGGTTTTGACGCCAACTCAAACAGGCGAGGCAAATGCGCATGAATATCCGACCCCGACTGAGACCGGCGAAAACACTCCTGCAACAAACTCACAAGCTCATCAACTCCTCAGTGAACAACTCCACATCAAAATTCTTTGACACCGAATTATGTCCCGTTCGATACCAGTAATCAGGCTGACCGGACGAAGCAAACCTAGCCTCAGCTCGACCCATCAGACGCCATAAACCCCAATCATGAAAACCGATATCCGGATAGCCGCCAACCTCAGCCCACAACCATTTCCTGAACGCTGAACCAGCATTCACCAAATTCAATCTTGACCCGGCAACCTGCTCCCAGTTCAACCCTCCTGGCAACGCTTTCACACCAGTCGAAGTCACCAAACCGGCCGCATACACATCAGCATCAACAACCCTGATCTCCCGCAAAGCCGACGGGAAAACAAGATCATCGATATCCATGTTCCAACACCAATCCGTTCCCAAAGCCTCAACAGCACAATTCGAGAAATACGGGATCGGATATTTCTGATCGCACGGAGGGCACACAACCAGCTGCACACCAGCCGGCACCGATCTCATCGTGTCAGACGCCAACACCACCTGATCAAAACCAGCAGACAGGCAAGCATCAAACCAGCCTTCAATCCAATCCTCATACCAGCCCCTAAACTGAATCCCGAAAACACCGACCGTGCTCACGTTCGATCCGCATGCCGCCGAATCCGAAACAACGGATTATCACGCAACCCGCCAGACAACGAACGAACATCAACACCACATCGACGCAACGCAAACGGCAACGACAATTGATCCTGCACAGTCCACCTGTGGATCTCATCCAGCCACAACTGACCGAACTGACGCACCCGCACCGAATCACGCATAATGAAAATGCCGGCAGCCCACAAACCCCAATCGTCAGGATGACCAGCATCCAAATACGACTCAACCTGACCGATCACGTCATAACCCTCATACTTGCGTAAAGCCATAGACACCGAAGCCTCAGCAACAATTGACGACCGGTCAGGATGCGGATGGAACGCCACATCACCATCACCCAAATCATCGATCATCCGCTCAACAAGCATCCCGTCCGGAACCATTGATCCGTCCAACCAGACAAACACATCAGCATCAGCAAACTCCCACGGACAGCACTTCGGGAACTTCGCAGCCAACCGAGGATCAACATCACCACGATCCACATGCACATGCTCGAACTGGCGAGGCACATTCACCGAACCATCAGTGACCATCACATGATGACAAACAACACTTTGCTCAACCCACACCGGCTCGTCATATCCGCCGAACACCGCTGAAACAACAGCAACTCTCACCGGCCAGCAAACTTCCGATATCGAGCCTTAAACAGCTTCTCATCCTCATCAGATTTTGCAGCCCCACGATCATAAACATCGTCATTCGGGGCCTTACCGATCATCGGATGAACATGCTCAACCTCAGACCCCAAAGCAACCTGAAACACACCATGCTGCTTCGCAACAGTCACCAGCTCATCATCAACAAACCAATGATGATACCCCTCATGGCAGAGCACCCCAGGCCCATCCCATGAAGCACCCTTCTCCATCACATACTCACGCTCAACAAGCATGTGTGTCGCATGCTCACCGCGCATCACACGAGGATTCGCAAGATCATTCGTCCCAACAACCTTCGCGCCATAACGGTCAGCAACCTGAAAACAATGATCTAACCAACCCGGTCGGAACTTGACATCATCACCGGCCAAGAAAACCCACTCAGCCTCACTGTCTGCCGTGAGACGGTCGAACGCAAAGTTCGCCTTCTGAGCAAAAGTTCCAGAACACACCAGAACATGCCCACCATGAGCCAAAACCTCATCAGCCTCAACATCATCACCTTCCTCACAAACAAACCATGCTCGAGCCAAACCCGTTGAAGCGCGCAGCGACTCCATGAACGGTTTCACATTCTGCGGCCGATGCAACACCGGCACAATCACATCCACCAACTTTGTTGCCGGCGGAGCATAAAACGACTGCCAGAAATCCGACTCACCCAACCATAAATTCTTCAGATGAGTCGTCCGAATCCCCGTATGCACAAACAACGGGATATCCAAAGCCTGACAACGCACAAAAAAACTGATGTCCTCACCAATCAAAGAACCGTCAGTGCCACGCACCCGATCAAACCAGCATTCACCCTCAGAATCCCTGATCCGCTCAAACACTGAACGATGAATCACAATAAAAGCGCCACCAGTCGCAGCACACTCCACCAGCGAATTCACCGGAAAATGCGACCGGCCAGTGAACCGCCAATGCCCATCATCATGCTGAACCCAATCAAAGATCGTCGGTCGAGGCACACACCGAAAACCATTCGACCCATCATCAAAAGCCTCACGTTGAGCGAAACACAAACCGCCCACAATCGGCTTATTCATCGGATCAGCAATTGACAACAGCTGATACAAGCCGACAGGCTCAAAACCCATATCCGCATCAACCATGAACAGCCACTCACACTCAGAATCAAGCAAAGCTTTCGCCAACTGATTCCGGCCCTCAGGGATACCACCCGAAGCACACTTGATCGACGCCCAACCATTCAAACGTCGATCACGAGCCATATCGAAACCGACAAGCCCCATCAAGCTTTTATGAAATGAAGTGCTCACCTCATGCGGATGCAAATATCCGACAAGAACATCACTTTTCGGTTGCACGCTTCACCTGACGCTTCACACCCGGAACAGCCGACGCACTCTCTACCTGAGGCGCCACAACCTTCTGAGCCGGAACCGGCTTCACCGCACGCACACCATTCACCACAGCCGGCACATCAGAAAACAAATGAGACATCCGCTTCACAAACGGATCAGACGCCCACCATGCCTCACCAGCAGACAAACGAACCTTCATCCCAGTCGACGGATCAACAGTCGTACAAGTCGACAACGAAAACACAACATCAGCCATCAGGCACCTCCAAATGCCGAGCCGTCCCCGGCACGCCCACTATAACCAAAACAGGCTTACAAACAGCGAAAGCCCCCGACACCGAAATGCCGGGGGCTTTCTCCCACTACCGATGGGATCACAGAGTGTCGGGAAGACCATCCTTTGCAACCGCATTCGCAGCAGCAGGAGCCCCACCAACATCAACACCATTCGTCGGAACCTGCGGAGTCACATCAATGAAACCATTGATGCAATACAGCCAGCCGTTCGCCAAATCTGCACCAGACACGATCAACGCACCAGCAACATACACATCGCCAGGAACCGAACGTGACACCGGATCAGACGACCCGAACACAGTCGCAACATAACCAGACAGCATCGTGATACGAGTCAAATCTGTGTCTTCCAACTCATTCTGATCAAACGAACCACGCGCAACATGATCATTCACGATCGTTTTTGCGATAGCAGGATTCGCCGAAATGTCGCTGATCTCAAGATTTAGATCATCAAGGACACCAGCAAGCACCGACTCGACAGGAGCAAAAACCGTGTAATTCGGCTTTCCGTTCCCATCAGTGTCAAGAGCACCGGTTGCGCCTGCAATCAGCACAATCTGCTCAAACAGTTTGCCACCATCATCGCTGCAAAGGCCGGCATCAATGCCTTCCCAAACAGTCGAATCACCGTAACCTGCCGAAACAGGAATAACACTGGCGCAGACAGCAGCTGCACCGGCGAGCATTCCAATAAGGATCTTCTTCATTGTTACCTTCCGTCAGATGCGTGAGCATCAGGATGATTGATCAACCGGGACTCTATAAGGAGCCAAACCGACTGTCAGCAAATGTCATGGAACTGTCATGAAAATGGCGAAGGCCCCCGACACCGAAGTGCCGAGGGCCGACGCTTTTACTGGATTGATCAGGTGTTCTGGAGCAGACGGAACGCCAGGTCGTTCACGGAATCGAAGCCGTGACGAGCGTATGCGTACCAGCCTCGACTGCCGGTCGGACGACCAGTCGTCGTGTCAAACAACTGCGGGATGAATTCCAGCGTCATTCCAGCACGCTGAGCGATGACATAGTTGCTGAAGTCACCGACGCAGAGGATGTTAGCGGCACCTGTCGTTCCGGTGAACGTCGGAGCGTAATCGCTCAGAACAACCGGACGGCCGAACAGAGTGCCAGTGCCACCTTCACGCAAGTTCACCGTGTAGTAGGCGCCGCTCGAGGTCGAGGAGAACGTACGGATCTCATTCTCGACGTCGGTCGACATGACCCACGTTGCACGGCTGCGGTAACGCTCCGGCAGTTCGCCCCACACCTTCAGCAGGTCAACAGCGCCGAACGCACCATCGGTGGTCACGACAACTTCGACGTTCGTGTTGGCGTCGAGTGCGGTGAAGATACCGACCGGGGTGGTTCCTGTCATCGTCTGCTTGGCGACGAGGTCAACGTAGCCTGCGTCAAGCAGACGGCGCATTTCCTCAGCGAAGCCCGGGTAGTCCATGCCGACCTCGAGGCTGTAAGGAATGAATCCTGCAGCCTTGTAGGTGACGACGTTCGGCTGGGCGAGCGTCGGAGCATCATCCGAAACTGCCGAAGCCTCAGCATCGTATGACCATGCGACACCAGCGGACGAAACACCCTTCCACTCATCGGTCGTGATCGTGACCACGCGTGCGATGTTGAGGATCGGAGCGTCAGCAGCACCGGAGGTCAAGATGATTGACGGATCGATGAGCACCGGAAGGCCGAAGCCGCCGGCCGAGTCGGGGCTGATCGCCGCGGCACGGAACTCGTTGATCGCATTCGCCTCTTCGTTCGTGAACGCAGGACCCTGCTGAGTCGACGCCTTCACGAAAGCCGAACGATAAGCGTCATTCTCGGTGAGGAGGAGACGCTTGGCGACAATGCCACCATCCATCAGCTCGGAGCGGGTGTTGATCAGCTTGTCAACGTTGTCAACCTGATGCGAACGAAGTCCACGAGAGTTCTGCTCGAGAACCTTGAGGGCTGCATCACGAACTTCGCCACGGCTGGCCGAGCGAACGTCAATCTTGGTTTCCGTTGCACGCATGATCTGCGGTGCGTCGAAGCCGGCCGCACGCTCAACGACAGCGCTCTTGGCGGCATCGATGCGAGACTGGCGGGCTTCAACTTCGGACAGTTCACCCTTGCGGGCATCGAACTCGTCCAGGACGGCCGACAGGCGGGCGTCATCTTCGGGGGTGATGTTCTCAATTGCAGCGAGAGACTCGATTTCAGCCTTCAGCGCCGCAACCTTCGAACGGAGCTCATGAATGTTCATGTGAATCCTTTTCCAGGGTAAGTCGGGCAAGTGCCTGACGTTGGGCTTGTGTTCTGATCGAGTGCTCTTGCGGCTCGACTTCTTCTGTGGTTTCAGCGACCGACGGATCGGTGCCAAAGGCGAGCAGCTTGGCGATTTCGCCTCGCACCTCAGGATCAGCGAGCGAAGTGAGAACTTCTCGGCTTCGCACCCCAACTGAGGTTTGCTCATAAGCCGGGAATACCACAGGCCCGGCCTCATACAAGGCTATCTCGTTGATAGTCCGCTCTGGACCATTCTTGCCTCGCGTCCATTTGTCGTTGATGACACGAAAACGGAATGACATTCCTTGGATCGCCCCGTCACGGATCGCGTCACGCACCGGTTCGACAAGCCAGTTATCGGAGAGTCGTGCTTTGACACGCAGACCGTGTGAGTCTTCGCGCAGGTTCGTAATGACACCGAGAGGGATGGAGCCGATCAGCGGATGCGTGCCATGATCAAATTGGAGAACTGGCATGCGCTCAGAGATCGTCTTTTTGAAAGCACCGGGGGCGATGCGCTCCTGAAACGTGCCTTCATACGAATCTATTTCGGTCCATTCGTTGAACACAGCCGCATACCCTTCAAGGGTGAGACCGTCCGAGGATGGTTCCGCACGGAACTCAACTTTGCGAACAAGATTGTCTCGAGGGGCTTCAAATCGGAACTCTGTGTCTTCCATGTCCTTTTCCTTTTCTGTCAACCCCTCCTGGTTTTCAGATCGTTCAGCTTGAATTTGTTCTGCTTTTCTGGCGAACCAGTCACGTGCCGGCCCCGGATTCAGCGGGTTGATTCCCCACAGGTAGTGGGCGACAGCACCAGCACCAGGCCAGTCCTCATTTTCAGCGTTCGAGTTCTGCGGTGCATCTAGATCAACAGCGTGACGTGATCCCCATGCGTTCGCACGAATGACTTTGTCTTCGCTGATCTGGCCGTCAGCCATCAGTCGTGCTTCCCGGATCGTCCTCTCGACCAGCCCGTCGCCACCATAGCCCTCAGCGCGCAATTCCAAACCTCGAGCTGCCGCCGATCGGATGTAGCCGGGCACGTTAAGTTCAACCTGACGTTTCTCTTCGTCATCGTCGTCGTTGTAGCGGGCTGATGGTTCCCAACGATTGCAATAGTAATCGCCGCGCACCCAGTCTTCCCACAGGTTGCACCAAACCCGCTCACCATCCTCATTGATCATCGACTCGTTGTAATGCAAACAGTTGCCGCACGCACGACCTTCAGGAACATCATCGGATATTGCCGGCCTGTAGTTGTCCGGAAGCGCACGTTTCAACATGCGTTCACCGCCAGGAGCGATATCTTCAGCGAGCGAGATCGCAACCATCTGGTCGACAGCATCCTGCTTGGAGCTGTGACAGCCCATGACTTCACCGTCGTCTTTGATGACAGCCCAACCCTCACAGTCTGCTGAATCGTTCGTGATGAAGTACGGCATCAGGCGTTGTCCTCATCGCTGTCGGAAGGAGTGTCCGACGGAGGCTGCAACTGCACAGACAAAGTCCCCGAATGGGTAAGGAGGCTCATATCACCCGTTGTGACCGCAGCGATAACCGAATCAGGATCAAAACCGCCGTCAACCAGCGTTCGCATCGTCGTCGCATCCTTAGACCGAATCTCAGCATTGTCGAGCACATCCTCCTGCAAGAACGACACATCACGATCGTCATACCACAAGCGCACACCACCACTCGGCGGGCGCACCAGATTCTCGAGCGCACCAGCAGCCGACCGCCACAACGGGCGCATCGTCCCATCAGCGAACCGGCGGCGTGTCGCCGTATAGTTGCCGGCGTTCAACGCTGAACCGGCGAGACCCTCGGAAATACCTAGAATTGCAGCCGGCACACCAGCGGCAGCTGCGATACGAGTCTCGCCTGCACCCTGGACAGCTTTAAAGTTCAACTGCTCGAGGTTGGCTCCGACGAGTTTGATGTCCGCACCGGAGCCGAGATACAAAGTTTTGAATGCTTGATTCGCACCCTGATGGCGGGCCTCGAGACGCTCCTTGAACTTCTTGTACGCCTCCTCGGATACACCCGGATCGAACTTCACGACCATGTTCGGTGTCGCAGAGTTCCGCAGAAACGCATGCTTATAGGTTGTCATCTCACCGTCAGCGCTCACATCCGGCATCACCGTCGACAACCAAGACCGACCTCGGAACGGATGATCCGGATCAGCGAGCGGCCGATAATGCGCCACCTCAGACGGCAAAAAGAACGCGATCTCTTTATGCTGATCGTTAACAACCGAGTAGCCGACGAGACGTCGACCGAACGGCAAACCGGATTGCGGATCAACAACATCAGCCGATGCGATCACAACTCGAGCCGGATTCAACCGGATCAACTCACCATTCACCAAAACCCAATATGAGTTCCCGTACAACGAAGCATCAACTTCCATCCGTGCCAGAAGATCACCGGTTGTCGCCGACTGCCAAGGACGCTCCAAAATCGACAACTCCGGAGTCCCAAAAAAGTTCCCGGGCCGACCAGACTGAAACTGCTGAAACAGAAACCGAACCTCAGAAAACACCATGGCCCGAACACTGATGCATGCAGCCACAATCGGATTTGATCCGCCCTGCAACGCCGTCAACTCATGAAGATTCCCGCTCGGAGTCACATACTGAATTCCGTTGAACGAAAACTGTTCCCAAAGACGCATGTAATCAGGCCACGAAAACTGGTTTCGTTCCTCCTCTGCACGACGACGCAAATTCCCGAGCACTAGTCACCTGACTTCTCGATAGCCAACCCAAATATCAACAGTCCTGTGGATAAGACTAGCCCACCAGCACTCGGATGAAGCATGAACGCCGACCATGACGCAACACCCAACCCTGCAACCTGCAACATTGAACCAAACCAACGCTTAATCAAAATCCACCCACACTTCCGCAGCCGCAGCTGCTTTCACATCAGCCGCCAACGTTAAAGCAACCAGCGCTGACACATCCGTATCCCCATCCTTACGCGCCCACACCCAAGCATCAGACGTCGACCGGCGACGAGCACCAGCCACCGCAGCATCCAACACCGGATGAGGAAACACCTTCACACGACCATCAGCCAAACGATCGAACAACTGACCGCACGCATACGCCATCTCACGAGTCGAATAACGGACCACGTTAACCCCACGCCCAACCAGCTCATCAGCAAACGACCCGGCCGGACCAAACGAATCCAACACGATCGGCGCCTCCCACTTACGAGCCAACTCCACCAGCCGATCCACACACCAACCCAACCCATCCCGATACTCAACAAGTTCACATTCGCCACGATCATCCGCAGCAACAATCGCCGCAGCCGACCGCTCCGAATTCACATCAAACCCGAAACGCAACTTCCCCTGCGGAGACACAGAATCCGAACACGCCTTATCCCAAACCGACAACGGAATCACACGCTCATCCGACACAGTCCACTGATTCCCGAACGACCTACGCCACTCACCATCCGGCATCGTCTCCCGAGCATGACGAACAACATCCTCACTGATCGTCCAACCCAACGCCGGCATAAACGTCCACCACGTTTCCGGATCATCACAATCCGCATCATCCGGAATCGAATACTCGATATAGGCGAGACCTCGAGTACGGCGCTCAGCAACAGCAGACCGGCCGTCAGAAATCTTCTTCTGCAAATACACCGACCGCTCAGTACCAGCCGTCGACACATTCCACGTTTGCGCGTCAGCGACCGTCGCCATCGACGGCTGCAACGCCTGCTCACGACGAAAATCAAGATCAGCGAACGACTCGTCAATCCCAGCCAAACCGGTTGACGTCATACCGTGACCGGCCGCCTCGCTCGAGCCGACCGTGCGGATCGTTGAACCAGTCTTGAAATCGATCCCCTCGTTGCCGACACCCTTGAACACCCGACCGACAAGCCGTTTGAACAGCACCGAACCCTCATACATCGGCGCCATGTCATCAATCAACTTCTTGCGTGCCGCAGCACCATCCTGCGCTGTGTACACGCATCGTTGCGGAAGCTCATGCCACATCGTCGCCCGATGCGCAAACATCGAAAACAACAACGTCGACTTACCGGACTGGCGCATCACCGTGCAAATCACTTCACGAAAAGCCGGCACCAGCAGACCCGCATCGTTCTCAACCATTTCCAAACCGAGATGCGCAGCATGAGACTGCCAAGGCATCAACGGTCTGCCGAGCTGCTCAGCCAGTTTTTCGACTTCGGGGCCGAGCGTTAACCGGCTTGGAGTTCTCGGGGTTGCGTACCTGGGCTGCGCCTCTGAGCGCCGCGATGATGGCGCTGATCTCGTCTTCATTCTCTTCGCCCTCCGATGCGATCTGTCTCAAACTTTCCAGCGCTGCACGAAACTCACGCCACAACGATGCGTTCTGCGGTTCAACGTCAACGCTTGACGCTAACCCGAGAACCATTGTTACAAGTGCTGCGTGTTCTGGGCGCAGTTTGCCGTCGGATTGCAAAGCTCCGACAGTTTGTTCGACTGCTTCTCGGTTCAACATTTCAGTTTTCTTTCATAATGTTTGTTCCTTCATATATAAAAAGGAAAAGAGCCGGGGTCATTTAGCCGTGCCATAAACCGTGTAGGTATATCCCCCCTCCTACCCTGACCGGTGGTGGGGCGACAGGATCAATATAACTTCACCAACTTCTGCTGTTGGTCTGGGCGCCACCGGCGTCACCCTTCCTCACCCGGTACCACTCCCTCACGAGCCTCGCTTGTCTACCCTCCGATGATCCCCCAGTCCCCGAAGTTCCCCCACCCTGAATGTTCCGGAGGGCCTGGTCAACACCGGGGTCGACGACCTTGACTGTGTGATAGGGGAACATGCTCTCAGCTTGAGGGTTGCTCGAGATGATGAACGCCCGCCGGGATTTGACCCTCCCCGCTTTAAGCTCCCCCAGGATTGCGCCCCTCGCCTTTAATGCTGGGCCGTGGAGATCGGGGTGGGCTTCAACACCGAGGGCTGCGTTGATGCTGTCGTAGTCGATGATGAGGTCTCCTGGTTGGGCGTCAAGATCCTTTGTTTTGTCTGTGCCTGGTGGTCCGATGATGAGGGTGATGCGGGTGTGGCTGTTGCGCCAGGCTTCTGTTTTTTTGCGGTCGATGCGGTCGAGGTTGCAGTTGCGGCAGGTGGCTCGGAGGTTGTCGGGGTCCCACCATGCGCCGCCTGAGTTGACGGGGATGATGTGGTCGACGGTGTTGGCTTGGGTGGTGCAGCGTGGGCCTCGAATCTGGCAGGTGTAGGCGTCTCGTTCGAGGATGGTTTTTCGGACGGTTGCCCATGGTCCGCGGTATGCGGGATGGCGTTGTTGGTGATCCATGGCGCTAGTCGTCTTCGAGGAGGGTGAGGATGGCCCGGATGGAAATGTCGTCCATGTCACCCATGTCACCGGGGGTGGGGGGTTTAGTTTCTTTTTCTTCTAAAGAGAGGGAGTGTTCAATTCCCCCCTTAGGCGACATGCGCGACATGCGCGACATTTCATCTGAGTTATCCACAGGTTCCCCTGAGTTATCCACAGGTTCGGGCTGTTTTTGCTCCAAAATCCCGGTGACATGCGCGACATGCGCGACATTTAAATTCCCGGTGACATGCGCGACATTTGCTCCGGTGACATGGCGCGACATTTCCTCGAGCGGTTGCGCGACATTTGGTGACATTTGACGTTCGTCACACAGGGTGGGGTTGATGGTGAACTCTTGGGGTGTTTTGCCTCGCTGCCCGAGGAGGATCGGGCCTTCGAAGTTCGCTCGAATGTACCCCTTGTCCATGAGCAGCTGCAGGATGGGGATGGTTTCATCAGCGGTGTTGAGAAGTCTGCGGTTGTGTCTCATGAGATCTCGGATGGTGAGGCTGGCTGGTTTTGTGCGGCAGATCCAGTCGACGATCTTTTTGGTTTTGGCGGTGGTTTCGTCGACGCCCCATCGGTCGCTGATGGTGAGCATGTGGTCAAGGTAGTAGTTGCCGAGTTCGATGGCGTCGGCCATTGTCTGCTGGTTGATGCTGGTGCCTGGTTGATGCCAGGCGATGTGGAGGAGGCCGGCGAGTCGGAGGACGTTGGCTCGGAGTTTGCCGACCCATTCTGCGAGATGTTCGAGCGGCTGGTCTGGGGCTAGCTGGTTTTCGAGTTGCTGGTCCCAGTTGGCGTACATGTCGGATGCTTGGTCGTCGATGGTGAGCTGGGTTTTGGTGGTTTGGTGTTGGCGGGCGATGTTGATGATTGTCTGGTTGTAGAGCTGTTCGTCTTGGGTGTTGCCGGTGGTGTGGGCGAGCCGGTTGCGGGTGCCGACGTTGGATTGGGGGAGGGTGAGGAGGAATCGTGCTGTGAGTCCTCGGCCGGCGAATTGTTTGCGGGCTCCGATCTCATCCAAGGTTTGGGGTTGGATGGTGGTGGTGATGCAGAGGTGGGCGTTGGGGATTTGGATTGATTCTCGTTTGATGCGGTCGACGATGTATCTGCCACCGGACCAGGCTTCTAGATAGAGGTCGAGGTTGGCTGTGCCGTCGTTGTACATGCCGGCGATGCGGTCGAAGAGGCCGCCTTCTGCGCTGACGACGGCGATTGCTCCTCCGTTGTCGGAGAGTGTTTGTCCTAGGGCTTCGGTGGTGGCGTCGTCGACGAGGAGTCTTCCGGCTGGCGGGTTGGGGAGGTTGGCGAGGTCGAGGATGGTTTGATATCGGTTGCTATCGATTTCGTCAGTTGGGCCGGTTGCGCGGGCTTTCTTGTCTTCCAAGTCTCGGAGGCGTTTTTCGAGGGTTTTGCGGTCGGAGTCGACGAGTGTTCGATTCTGTTTCGCTGTTTGCAGTTTTTCTTGCTCATATTCCTCGAGCGGTCTGAAGATCGCGTTTTTGGCGGGTGATTTGCCGGCGGAGGGTGGGAGGGCGACGGCGATGTACAGGTTGAGTGGTTGGGTCCATCGTTGCCGTGGGTAGTGGATGGTGGTGTTGCCGATGGTGCAGATGGACAGTGCGCCGAGGGCGAGGTTGGCTGGTAGGTCGTAGGTGACTTGGATGTCGTCGGCGATCTGCTGGGTGTGGTTGGTGATCCAACTGGGCAGTACGTGTTTGGGGAATGCGGGTGGTGTGAGGTTGGTGTGTAACGGGATGATGGGCGGCCATGGTTCGTCGACAGCGGTGGCGGTCATGATGGGGGCTTCTGGCTGGCTGATGAGTGTGCGAGCGAATGCTTGCCTGTCGCCTCCATGCTGGCTGCAGGCCGTGTATCCGAATCTGCTGTAGGCGCCTTCGGGGAGCCAGGGGAGGCTCGAGGTGAAGACTCGGAGCATGTCTCGCCCGTCATATCCGACGGTGGCTGATGTGCCGGTTCGAGTGTCTTTTCCTGGTCTGGTCCAGTGTTGTTCCCCGGTTTGGTCCGTGCGGTCTAGTTTCCAGCCGTCCGCTTCGAGGAGCTGCTGCCAGGTTGTGCTCGCGTTGTATCTGGCTGCTGGACTGTCGTCCAGTTCGTCCCAGATGCCTCTATTTTCGATTCTGGGGGCTTTGACTGGTTCTTTGGGTGTGAGCATGTCGAGGAGCCATTGGGGGGCGTCTCCGATCGGATACACGCCCGGTTCCCTGTCCAACTCCCACAGATACGGCTTGTGCAGTTCAGGGTGCAATGTTGGTGGGCAGAGCACTTGTCCACCGATACCTCGGATGTCAATGCCGACACCCAACTTCCCTGACTGATCGTTAAGGATCGGGTGTGGGGCGTAGTAGTAGAGGTGCCGTCCGCCGGATGGTGTCAGGCAGGTGACGGTGTCGGGTAGGGGACCGTGAGTGTTCTCGAGCTGGTTGAGTGTGTCGGAGCCTGACTGCGCCGGATCATGTTCATCGATGTCGATGACGAACAGGTATTTGTCGCCGAGTTGTCGTGGTGCGATCCCGATCCCATAGTTGCTGTATTGGCCTGTCCACCAGCTGTGGATCGTGTCCGGATCATTGCTGGCGATGTCTTGCCATTGTGGGATACCAGGATGTTTCTGGCCGGGTTTGATGGGGATCACATGGAAGCCGAGGGTGGCGTAATGGAGTGCGTCGTCGAGGGTGCTCATGGTTGCTGCCATTTCTGCGAGGGTTTGTTGAGGTTAGTTTTTCGGTGTGTACCGTTTGCGCATGTATTCGGCTTTGGCTCGTTTGCAGTCGTCGCAAACAGGGATGCCGTACAGGTAGTGCTTGGTGTATCCGGAGGCTGTTCCGTGTTCGAAGTTGCCGGGCACAGTGTTTTTCTGACGTCGTTTGTATTCCTTGATGCGATCGGTTTTGTATCCGGCGTGGGCTTGTAGGCAGGCTTGACAGGCTGGGATGCCATGTCGCTTATGTTGGTCATACCCAGCTGGTGTGCCGTGGTCGATGACGGGCGGATTGTTGTTTGCTTTGCGTAATGGTTTCAGTTGTTTGGCTGTGAGGCCGGCGAACACCCCTTCCGTGTCCACCGGCAATGTCAGCGCATATGTGCGACAGGCTTCCAATTCTGGGCATGTCTGGCAGATGCTGATCGCCTCTTTCTGGGTGTCAGCATCAAACCAGAGGTTGTTGTCATGCTGTTTGCAGAGTGCCTGGGTGAATGTCGGGTTGACGACAGCGACGAAACGATTCATCGGTACTCTCTTGGGCCGTTCGGGAATGATGTCGTTTCCCAGCAGATCGTCCAGACGACAGCTTCAGCAACAGCGTGACCGAATCCGAGATCATCGATGCTGACGTATTCCATGACATCCCGGATGACGTTGAGTCGGGTGATCTGGGTTTCGTTCCATCGTTTGCAGGCGAACTTTCCGGCCTTCTCAATTGTTGCGGCACCATACTTTTCGGAAGCCCCGGGGTAGATCTCATCAACTTTGCGGACCAACTGTGATTTCGCTGGTGCAGCAGGCTTCGGGGGAAGCGTCGTTGTGGTGGTGGTTGTGGATGTTGTTGTGGTGGATGTGCTCGAGGTGGTTGGCGCCGGCAGATAGACGACCTCACGAATGATCTGCGGTTCCGGGTCTGCGGAAACACCGACGTAGATGGCGGTGGCGGCGGTGGCGATCCCGGCGATCAACGCGACCTGGGTGAGTGTGTTGGCTTTCATTTGTTCCTCCTAATTTTGTTTTTGATGATTGAGTGTTGGATTCGGATGGCGGTGCGAACATCCTGCCAGTCCTGATGGATGTCGTCGTCGAGCGGCGAGTTGTGTCTGATCTGTGCGAGGAGTGGCATGGCGATGCAAAGAAGCCATAGCACTCCGATGGCGATCAGGAAGTCAGTGAGACTTTCGAGCATTGTTCTCTCGTCTCAGACCGAGGACGATGGCATCCAACGGATCAAACGTCGGTGCGGGTGTGCGGGCGAGAGCCTGAAAATCAGCGTTCGCTTCGATCAGGTCATCTCGCAGTTGTGCGTTGACGGCTTTGTACCAGCCGATCTTCGTCTCCAGTTCATGGATACGTCGACGCAACTGGCGCACTTCGGTTTCCAGGTCTTCGTTCATTGCTGTTCCTCCTTGTTTTTGTATGTCACGCATTCATATCCGCAGGCTGAATAGCCGGCAATGTCAACCCATGAGTCACGGTTTGTCGGGTCCCAACTGATCCTCGAGAGTTTCAGAAGGATCATCATGGCTGCGACATCGTGGGCTTCGAGGATGCGTCGACCGTCCAGATAGGCGGTCCACATGATTGCTGTCCTATCGAAGTCTTGTGTTGGTGGCCCATACTGATTGTTTCGTTCATCGGTGATGAGTCTTGTTGCTTCAGTAAGAAGAGCTCGACGGACATTCATGATGCGCCATCCTTCTCTCGAAGCTCGTTGTAGATGCCCTCGAGGAATGTGTTGCATCCTGCACCGGAATCAGATTTGCGATGCTTGCAGTTCTCAGCATGCAACTGTTCCGCGACTCTGCGCCAGCGTCTCATGTTGTCCATCAGATAGGTGCATCGTGGACAGAAGCCGGGCCTGAAGATGTCGCATTCGGAGCATTTCGGGACCTTCATGCTGCGTCCTTGTCGGTGTCGCTGAGGGTCGCGGGTGCATGCCACGATGATCCGAAGATGGGCCTGTAGGCGACGGTGACTTCGTCTTCTTCGGTCCACCAGTTGATGAGCAGCTGGTCGTGGTTGTCGAAGGTGACAACCCAAATTCGACAGTCTTTGCTGGATGGGCGGTCCTCAATTTTGACCGCATCCTCAAGTCCGTCTTTGGTGTAACGGTTCACCATCAGTTCGTCGTCATCGACGAAGTAGCGGACCTCGACACGGTCGTCGGTGTTGCGGACGTTTCCCGCCCATATTCTGTTTCTCATTGTCCCCTCCAAGGGTTGTCAGAGTGTTTCCCTGAATGTTGTTGACCATTGCTCAACTGTTTGGATGGCGATCCATTGCCCGCCTCGACGTCGAATGAAGAGGACAGCGTGGGTGTCGCCGGAGTTGCGTTGCTGCTGATCTAGATCTTTTAAGCCTTGGTTGATGGCTCGCATGACGTCGCTGTAATTCTTGGCTTGTGCGGTGCAGTCGGGGAGGCCGTCGAGGTCGCCGGTGTCGTCTGCTCGGCCGGCACCCAACTTGCGGCGCACCCGGAAACCGAGCAAGTCCGAGAGGATGCGGGACAACTCGAGTTCGGCCCGGTCGCCTTTGGCTTTCTGCGGGTTGCTCACTGAGGGACCTTCTTCAATCGTGCGCCGCTCCAGGTCACCATTTTTCGTCCTCGTTCACGCAGGATCGTTTCCCGTTCCGATCTGGTGAGTCCACCGAAAATGCCGTGGGTGTCGTAGATCATGGCGAGCTGCAACCCGTATTCGGCGCATTCTGATTGGACTGGGCATTGTTTGCAGATCACTTTCGCTGCTCGAATCTTCAGGTTTTCTCCTCGAACAGGCATGAACATTTCCGGGTCCATCCCTTTGCAGGCAGCTCGGTTCATGAAACTGCGATCAATAGTGTCGGTGTCAATCAACGCCATTACCTGTCCCGATGATCGATGAAGAATCCGGCGATCAGCACCGAGAGTGCACCGATGACTGATCCGACGATCAGGCCGGCGAAATACATGAACACCTTCACTTGAACAGGCTTCTCGAGGCGAGCCGAACCTGAGATTCCAAATCTTGGATGGTGCGACGCTGACGATGCAATGTGCCTCTCAGGGATTCGAGCTGTTTGCGCTGCTTGTCGAACATGATCACAAGCCCGATATGGCTGATGAGTGTGATGATGAACACGATCCAGATGTACATCAGTGATCTTTCCTCCATGTTTGATATCGCTTAATTTGTCGGTTGAGGTCAAGAAGCAGGTCGCCTTCATCCAGATTGTTGTCCTCATCGAGACTGGTGATGTAAAAGGTGGCGGTGGCGGTGATGCGTCGCAGAATCACCACTTCCTCTTTCAGCGTGTTGAGTTCCTCATGGAAACGTTCGTTGGCTACCCGCAGGTCGTCGACGACAGACTGGTAGTAGGAGAGTTCAGGGTTGTCGCTCATTTGGTGTCCTTCGGTTTGAGTTCCGCTTCGAGGATGGCGTCGATGCGGAGGATTTCCTGTTGCAGTGCAGGGTCTGAGGTGGCGATATGCCGCAGAACCTTTCTGATTGCTTGAATGTCTTTTTTTGTCATAGTCCCTTCGCCCCGTGTCGAACGGGGGAGTCTCACCAAAGGGGGAGAAACGTGAGATGCAGAACCGTCTGCCGAAGGGGATCTGAGCCTTACCTATTGGCAGGTCAGAAATCGTCGACGGCCGTCTGCGTTGTCTTCTTGACGGCCACCTGGAACTTTTTCATCGTCTTGCCGCCCTGCAGCTTCTCCACACCCTCGAGGGTGACTTTGATGGTGTCGCCAACCTCAGGTCGCAGTTCAGCCATCTTCTGCTTCAACTGCACCTGGCTGGCGGTGAGAACCTTGTCACCGTCAGCTGTGCGCAACGTCAGTTTCGGTGACTTGGAGCCGTCCTGCCATGTTTGGATGCCGAGGTCGATGATGACTCCGCTGATCGTGTCACCAACGTTTTCGAACTTCACATAATCGGAAACGATGGCGATTCCTGGTTCATCCCAGTAACTCATTTATCCTCCTTGAAGGTGATCGTGCCGTCATCGTTGATGTCGATGACGGCTTCGCCAGAATGAACTTTCTGGGCGAGTTTTTCAAGCCTTTCGGCTTCGTGAATGGTGAATGTTCCCACAATATGACCGAGCGGTTTATCTGGCAAGGGGGAACGGATCGTTTCAACAATTGTCCTGATCAAAGCCGTGTCCTCATCATCCCCACCGTGCAAATGGGAGAGGCTGATGATGGCGTCAAGGATGCGGATCTGGCGGACCGTCTTCTTTTTCAGGCTGATCGGGGTGTTGTTCCGTTTGGCGTCAGCCAACAGGTTTTCGACGAAAGCCAGGTTTGCTGCGCTGAGTTCGGCGAGCCGATGTTTGACACCGATGACGATCATGTCGTCTTCGATGCCGCCTTCATCAATTTTTGGTTGCATGAAACTGAAAACGGGCAGATCCAGTTTGGGGGCTGTCGGATCAGACGGATAGAAACCCAGATTGTGTTCCCGTTCCAGAAGGGCGATCACATCAACGATCCGGTCGATCTCGAGGTCAGTCCAGTTGCCGGCTTTGGATGGTGTGAGGACACCGTCGGGCCAGAGGGCAACCAGTTCCGTTTTGCATGCGTTCAGAACAGGCTGGAGTCGTCCTCGCACCCATTCGTTTCTTTCCAGGTTGACGGCGCTCACAGGCGATTCTGAGGGTGTCTCAGCCGGCTTCGGAGCCTTCTTTGCGGCTGGTTTGACTGGTCCGAGATTCCGTACCAGATCATCCCGTTTCTGCCATCGCTTCACTGTGGTGGCGAGCCGGGCTGCCGCCATTGCTTCCATCAGATCAACCTCATAGATGTCGCATCGACCCTGATTGGCGGGGATATGAATGATGTATCCGGTGCGCAGCTCCATCTGATCGGCGATCGGCTGACGGCTACCGGTTTCAATGTCGTACAACATCGAGTTCGCATAGGCGGCCAACTGGACTGCATAGGCGAGCGGGTTCTTGCTGATCTGCTTCCCAGTTTTAATATCAGCACAGATCACACCGAGGCTCGGATGCCGGTAGAAGCGGTCGGCGGTGCCGGCCAGCATCAGCTCATCATTCACCAGGTTCACTTCGATCAGTTCACGGATGACACCAAGCTTGTGTGCCTTGAGCGCCTCCAGATATGCCTCGACATCGGAACGCCATGGTTCGCTGATTTCCTCCAGGCTGATCTCACCCAGGTCGACCCGCTGAGTGAACTCGTGCAACGCTGTCCCCAAGTTGGCGCCGACTGATCCTCCACCAGCCTCCAACGCCTGACTCATGATCTCATCAATCCGTTTCGAGTCTTCCGGTGGGCACGCTGCCAACTGTGCGAACAAATCCGAACGTTTCGTCAATCCGATTGCTGAGGTGCGAATCTTCCATTTCTCCAACGCAAACTTGTCCTCGAGCACTGAACCGTGCGATGAGAATCGGCCGTAGGCGATCGCCTTCCCACCATCAGCGGGGATGATGAGAGGGCGACCCCAACGGTCACGAGTGAAATCTTCTGCCATGATCAGACCTCGCAATTCTTGAGAAGCGAGGGGAACGGAGTGATTTCTGGGCAGTAGTAACTGTGATGAAAGAACATGTCGCCAGGTAGACGGTGCATCACTTTGCATGATTCACCGGCATACCAAAGAAACAGAATCATTGTTCCGTCAGCAAATTTGACGTCCCAAACTGAATTCGTTTCACAGTCCCATGTTTCCGTTGCTGACACAATTTCAGTTCCATCAGAGTTTTTGCGAGCCACAATCATTTCTTTCTTAATGTGGTCAAACAAGAACTCGACAATGGAATCGTCGGCTTGCATGGTGCATTGCCAATTGCGAGTCATATAAGCAGTAATCATTTTTGCCCTCCAGGGTTTGTTTGTTGCCGATGTTCTACCGGCAGGGTGTGTCAATGTGCCGGGAACTTCCAAGGAACCCAACCGTCACCATTGCGATCCAGGCTGTACTCGAACAGCCAGCGAGCAAACCACAGATTCCAATACGGATCATGCATCTGCTCCATGCTCAACCCCATGCCACGAATGATTCGTTTCCATGAGTAGTCGTTGATTTGCATCAGACCCCAATCCCGGCATTTCCGGTATTGAGGTGAGTCTGTTTCCCCGCATGCGTCCGGCAGACAGCGTGACTCCCGAAACATGATCCTCGACAAGCGTGGAAGATCCTGTGGTTGCCAGCCGGCCGTCAACGCTGTCCCCATCCACTGCGGACAACCATCTTTCAAGATGATCTCGAGGAACGCTGCATCCATCTCCACAGTCCCCAAATACGGGTATGACTCGTAGACAGGCTCTGCCGGCAGTTCGCTTTCCTCGGCGATCGGGAATGGAATCAAACTCAATATTGCTGATGTCATCAACGAACCAATCATGATGATCCTTTCTCTCCGTCTGTCTGCATCAGCTTCAGATGTCGCGCTGAAGGGTGCCTCGACCGCACACAACGATGGGTCGGATGCAGATAGACGTTCACGGATAGGAAGGTGAGTTGGCAGCTCACACATTTCACAGGGCGGTCATTCATCATCGGAACGACCTGCAACCCAGAAATCGAAGATCCAGAGCGCCGTGAAAGCACCGAGGATGGCGTACACAAGAACAGTATCTACAAGCATGGTTCTCCCTCCACGCCTGCCACCCTAACCAGCCTGCTCGGATGATGCAAGTCTTTAACGTCAACAGCCCTAACCGCCGGAGGGGAGCGATCAGGGCTGGACGCCTACACCGGCAGCAACAAGGTGAGGTTTATAAGTGAGGAATCGCTTCCCCACGACTCAAACTGTGAATATTGCGCACCATCCCAACAGGGATTGCGAGCACACTATCCACAGTTTCTTCATCAGAAATCATACTTTGAGCCAAAACGATATGTCCGGGTTTCCCATCCCGAATCAGAAACCCTGCCGACTCCACAAGACATTCAGTTTTATCGAGCTCATCAATCAACGTCCAGGTGTCGGTGACAGCATGAGCATCACACCACAGGACAGTCACATATTCAAACGTCACTGTCTTCATATCCTTCTCCGATCCAGCGGGCCTCGAGATCAGCCAGAACACATTTGAGAAGCCCGACAAGAACCCAGACTGGCGCACCGGTGTCATGAACAACATGGACGGCCCGGTTGCCTTCAGGCCGCAGCGCATCAAGGATCGTGATCCCATGCATCGGGACGGTGTCAGGCCACTGATCAAACAGGGCTTGTGGCCAGAGATGTGCTGCCTCAACCGGCTCATAATCAGGCATTGTTAATTATCTTCCAATTTTTCGTATGTCGCCAAAATTTCTTTTGCCCATTGGACAAGTTGATCCACACGTTGACCTGCTGGTTGACGTGAAACCCATAACTCTAAATTTTCAATACGGTTGTCGTCACGAATGCCGTTTATGTGATGAACAGTTTCACCAGGAAACAATTCCCGACCAAGATGATTCTGCATAACAAGACGATGTTCAAGAATGTAGCGACTCTTGTTCCTTCCTGGTGTTCCTTCTGGAACAAGCACTTTTACATAACCTTGCGTGGTCTTCCATTTGCCGCCCTTCCACGCCGAATGACTTTCACCAACATGGCATTTGATACATCTTTTGGCGGTCATCTTGCCCATTTTTTTACCGCAAAAAGGACACATTGGATATTCAATTCGTTTTGCATACATCCTCTGATATTGCTGGTGATATGTCCTATTTTTTTCTCGCCATCGTTTAGACGCTTCGCGAGCTTTTCTTTTCTTACGTTCTTCTTTTGTTTCTTGTTGTTCCATAATCACCATACTACCAACGTTCACGAGCCTTATCCTGACAAAAAATTGGCGCTTGAATTGTGATGTTGTGCTCCGGGGTGACGATCGCCAAAGCCTGCTGCGGCACCTCGAAACCGAAGTTGTTCAGCCATGCGTACTCATCCAAACCTTTCGTGGAACCGTTGACGATCATGTATGGGGTGGAGATGTACTGATGCCAATGTCCCATCCACAGTGTCTCGAACGGCTGGCCGATGTCCATCGCCCGCTGAGCTTTCCTTGCTCGCATCCGCATAATCGGCGGCCAGATACCACCGATACCGCCACCACCGCTGACCTGATCACCGTGAGTGAGCAGATGCCCATGCTGATAGATCTGCACCATCGTGTCAGCGTTCTCACTGATCTGAAACGTGAACCGCTTGTCATGACCCAGATGACGTTCAATCATCTTGCCGAGCAGCCAGTCAAAGTTGGTGCGGGCACGCAACTTCATTCTCGGCTTCCTCGACATGCGACCATGGTTCCCGACAACACACGGAACATGCACCTTCCCGAACTCGTCAGCAAACATCAGCAGCGCCGCACAAATCTGTTCCGACCAGTGCAGCAACGAACCGAGCATCGTGTCCTCGTTCGTCTGTGCTAACTCCTCATGGATGTCACCGGAAAAAATGTCGCCACCCAACATGACAACAACCCCGTCGTAGGTGACGCCTGACAGATAGTGGCGTGCCATTTTGATCGCATTCTCAGCCCACAGTTTCAACCGGAACTCAGCGATATGCCGATCATATTTGTTCAGGCCACCAACCTCTTCAGGTAGCACAACCTCATCAAAATGCGTGTCGCTCAACAGAAGGGTCAGCGTCGCATGCTTCTTCTTATTGGACTGCTTCGGGCTCAACCACGATGGAGGCTCAAGAAACGAATCCTGCACCTGATCCACGAAACCCAACGTGCGCTCAAGATCAGCAACCTTCTCCGTGAGCTGCAACACCTCACCCTGCAGGCTGTCCCGTTGCCGGCGAACCTTCACCAACTCCAACTGGGCACGATCAGACTGATGCTCGAGTTCGTCACGAAGAGACACAGGCACACCTTTGATGACGATGTTTCGCGAACGCTTGAGCAGACACGAAACGCCCATGCTTACTGATCAGAACCCGCCAGATCGTGTTCGTTGGAAATTCAGAATTGAGCGCATCCGCTAACTCGACCTGATATTTCGCGTCTTGCGCCTCGAACCATCGACCGAACTTGCAGACTGTCACACCCTGATTGACGGTCGCGATCTCATCCAAAAGACCCATGATCACCCTCCGTTAGTCCTCACCGGGAAGCCTAACCGGGCAGACGATTACAAAGAACCGAACTTTGCGTCCAGCCGCTCCGAGTATTCGTCGCTGATCTTCCTCACCAAAGCCTGAATGAGCGCATTTCTTTGCCTTTGAGCCGTATGACTACCAATATGCTGTTTATACAGCATTTTCGGTATATGCACAAGATCTGTTTCCAACGCTGTCCGAACCACCAGTTCGTAATCGTCAGCGATGCTCAAATTGATGTTGTGACCGCCGATACGCCGATACAGGTCAGCCGACCAGGCTCGAACATGATTCGGCGCAGACACAATATGGCTCAACGTCGTGCGATTGATCGTTGGCGCTTTCATCACCCACAACTGCAAATCATCAGCCCAATACTCGCCCCCATACCCGAAAGCCCACCCTTCCGGGTAACGACCCGACTGCCCGTCCGGAAGGATCTCACACCAGTCCGAATACACGAACTCTGCGCCAGCCTGGAACTCCTGAGCGATCACCTCGAGCGCGGTCGGAACCAACTCGTCATCATGATCAAGCTCAACAAGAATGTCACCGTAGGCGAGCATGAACGCATCATGTTTCACCTGACCGATATTCCCGCCCGAAGGCACATGCGCACGATAAATCCTCGCTTTGAACCGCTCGTCAGCGCAGAAACCGTACATCTGCCTCCACGTATCCCAGCCCGGTGAATCGTCAATAATGACCCATTCCCAGTCTTGATAGGTTTGAGCTTTTAGGCTGGCCCAGGTTCGAGCGAGCACATCATGCGGAGTGTTATAGGTGCAAGTGACAACCGAGATCATGTCGGCAGACTACTCGCAAGCAGCACCCTCACAGCAATGATTCTTCATATGGCAATGAGGGCACAGCCAGCGGGACGCGATCGGGTCGTACTCTCGACCGCAGTAATCACACGCGATCATTCAGGTTGCCACGGTTCAGGAGTGTTCCCCTCAGCAAGCCACGCAAGATACGACTGGTAGTCCATGTTTGCTTCGTCTTCGGGAATAAAACCAATATCAGGGTGGAACAAAACTATTTTCTTTGAAAATAGATCTTCAATAATTTTATATGTACTCATAATTCAATCGCTGCCGTCCACTGAGCATCCGCAAAAGTAATAGTCGTCGAAGATGCCTTATAGCCTCTAAACGAGTATTCGTTAATATTGTTTGCGCTAACACCAGTATCTCCACTTGAAATTATTGTAGAGCTGTTGTATGTAATCCAGGAGTTCGCAGTCCCATTCCCAGGGTTATACAAAGTAATTGACGGTGTGGCGCGCATCTGTACTGGATAAGTAATTATTTCAGAATAATTGTTACCCAAAGTCGTATTAAAAAATACGGCGATGCTCCCAGAAGATTCGTTATTGGCTGGAATCACAGTTAACGGAAATGATTTACAGAAATATCGTTGACATGCCGCGAGTTCAGCCTGAAAAGTACCAGAATTAGAAGTGAACCGTGTTGCCACTGACCCGTATTCTAACTGCACATCGGTGATATACAGAAAGTCACCGAGCGTTGTGTCAGTCACATCAGACCAAATGAACACAATGATGTTTTTTGTCGAGGCTGTATCCACCGCAGCGGTGATCGAGTATCTTGCCCAAGAGGTCGTCACGTTCAGGTTTGCCGGACTGTTCTCATAAGTCAGGCTGGACGCCAATGTCGGGTTTGTCCCCTCAGCACCCCACGCTGATACAACATCCGACGTCACCGTATCGGCAGTACCAGACCAGGCGATGATGGCGGCTTTCACATTGTCCAATTTCGTTGTCGAGGACACTTTTGCCATGAACGACAATGTGACCGTCTCACCAATCAAACCGATACAGTTCTTCTGCTCAATGATCTGAGCGATACCGAACTTCTTGTTGACCGTCTCAACATCTAAAGCAATCGAGTTCAACCCGCCAGTCGGAGCTTCCGTAGATTGAGTGATATCAACGGCGTCGTTACCGTCCGACAGCACATACCAGCGATCAAGATTGTAGGTATCGTCGTTGTTCGCGCCGCCAGTCGAGGTGAACGATGTGCCACGCTGAGCAATCTGCATATTGCCGTTAATAATCTTGTTCTTGCCGGCGATCTGTTGACCCTGCCAACGCAAACCCTCCGTAGTGCCTGAATCAGCAAGAAGCGCATCCCCGTTCGAGCCGACACCCAAACGAACCAACGCACTCGAAGAACGAGTAAGCAGATCGCCTTTTGTGGTTAGCGTCCCCGAGTCAGCTGAACCCTGCGGGCCTTGAGCACCCTGTGGTCCTTGAGATCCAGTAGCTCCCTGTGCCCCTTGGGGTCCTTGTGCACCTTGAGCGCCCTGTGGTCCTTGAGCACCCTGTGGGCCTTGTGCCCCGGTAGCGCCTTGAGGTCCTTGAGCACCAGTATCACCCTGGGGTCCTTGTGGTCCTTGAGGTCCTGTCGCACCAGTTGCGCCTTGCGCGCCTTGCGGTCCTTGTGCTCCAGTATCGCCTTGTGGGCCTTGAGGGCCGGTGGCACCAGTCGCTCCTTGTGGGCCTTGAGCACCGGTAGCGCCTTGGACTCCTTGCGCTCCCTGTGGTCCTTGTGCTCCAGTGTCACCCTGCGGTCCTTGAGGACCAGTCGCACCCTGAGCTCCTTGAGGACCCTGAGAACCAGTTGCGCCTTGAGGGCCTTGAGCGCCAGTGTCTCCTTGGGGTCCTTGAGGGCCGGTAGCGCCCTGAGCACCTTGAGGTCCTTGAGCGCCAGTCGCTCCCTGCGGACCCGTGTCGCCTTGAGGCCCTTGTGCTCCTGTCGCACCTTGAGCGCCTTGAGCACCGGTTGCTCCTTGAGCACCTTGTGGGCCGGTATCACCTTGTGGGCCTTGCGGTCCGGTCGAGCCTTGTGCTCCTTGTGGTCCCTGGGCACCGGTCGAACCTTGAGCACCCTGAGAACCCGTATCTCCTTGTGGTCCCTGTGCTCCAGTTGCACCCTGAACACCTTGAGCGCCAGTCGCACCTTGAGCACCCTGGGGGCCTGTATCGCCTTGCGGTCCTTGCGCACCGGTCGCACCCTGAACACCCTGCGCCCCGGTTGCACCTTGAGCCCCCTGCGATCCTTGTGCTCCTTGAGGTCCCTGCGCACCTTGAGGTCCTTGAGCACCTGTAGATCCTTGTGGCCCGGCGATACCTTGCGGACCTTGGCCACCTTGAGCTCCCTGCGCACCTTGAGGACCCTGAGCACCCTGAGCACCTTGTGGTCCTTGCGGGCCTTCAATGTTCCCGACGTTTTCCCACATGTTGTTGACAGCGCTCCACACATACAGGTCGCCGGCAACCAGATACCCGTCACCAGGATTCCCGGTCGGATGAGCAGCAATCAACTCCGCATAGGTGTCATACGAACCGAGAATCGTCACACCGGTACCGGTCGCACCCTGCGGACCTTGCGCACCCTGAGCACCAGTCGCACCCTGCGGCCCAACCTGCGTGTACATAACCTGCATCACGTTCACAATCAACGACGGAGTGTCAACCGGTACGCCGTCAGCGACACCATGCTCAAGAACAATGTCGACGTTCGTCACCCGGTAGATGAGTTCGAGATAGTCGCCGGCCTCGACTGTCAGCAGGAAATCCCATGCTGCAACCTGATACTCGTTCTTCGGGATCACCAGTTTCGTTGCCGAATCAGCAACCGGCGTACCATTCTTCGCCAACCAGATATCGATCTCAAGACCGTTGCCGCCACCACCACGATGATGCAGTTGCGCAGAAAACTGCAGATCATATGTGCCCGGATAGGCGAACGTGATCCTCGAGTTCGAAACAATACTGATGCCGTTCGCCTCAGCTGTGTTGTTCAACGTCATCGCAGTCGCAGTATTGATCGCTGCGGCCTGCTGATCCTGATCGGAGAAAAACGCCCCGTAATATCCGAGCGCTCCGGCAGCACCAGGAGCAACAACAGTCACCTCATTCGACAGCTGCTCAACAACAACCGTATTCGACGCATCCTCGACAACAACCGTGTTGACGGTCTCATCGACAACCACCACATACGGTTCATCGTTGGAGTCAACACTCATCGAGTCACCTCAGGACGAACCTTGAACGTCCCCTGCAAAAGCCTCGTCACGACACCATTACTCGCAACCATCTCCAAGTCGTACACGTAATCGCCGGCAGCGACACCAGCCATCGCTGTTGCTGACACAGTCACAACTACAGTCCCGGAACTCCCACCCAAAGCAATGTTGGTCGGTGACACCAAACTAAGCACCGGCGTCGCCGACACGAACCGTTCACGAACCTGCATACGAGCGGAATATCCGGTGACATTAATCGGGTTCCCCGACGAATCTTCCCAATGCAAATTACGAGAGAACGTCGCACCCTGATCCGCAACAATGTTGTACTGACCGGCGACACAACCCATTCACTTGCCCTTCTTCATATGCCACTCAATATGATCATCCATACGAGTGTCCA